ACATGCGCCTTTGCTATAGTACCAAATCTAGCTGGTAAATTATATATTCTAGAAATATAATCAGATGCGGTTACTGCACGATTTTGTGTAGAAAAATATGCAAGTGCATTTTGTCTAATTTCGTCATTTGATTCTTCATTTGATCCACCTGTTGCTGGTAATGGATTTGTAACTCTTAATGAATTCTTAATTGTTTGAATTAAGCTTTGTTGAGATGGTGTAAATCCACTCTCATCCGTCGTATATTGCACCGATACAATAGTTTTTATATCATCAGACGCACAATTACTTAATATACCACCACCAATAACATATGTTACATTTAATGTAGTATTCGATGGTGCTTGACCCATTGAATTTGTATTAAGTAATTTACTACTATCATATGATAAATTTAAATTTCTAATATTTTGTAATCCTATACCTACTAATTCTTGAGAAGGATATATGATTTCATCTGACATACTATCTGTGCCGGGACCAAATTGTAAATATGTCACATTATTTGATGTAACATTAACTGTAAATTTTCTAGATGTCTTTAATGATTTAATTAATTTGGGAACCTCTGTATTATACACGAATAAAGAACCATCATACACATTCAGATTATCTTCCTCTGTAAAGATTAAATCTTGTGCCAAATAATCAACTTGATGCCATCGGTTATTATCACTGTCACGTACATCTAAAATATCAACTACATTAGATTCTGATAATGTAATATTAAGATAAGGTGCCGCTGAATTTATATTAAAATTGGAATTAACTATTTTACCAGCAATTGCTTTTACTGATTTTTTAAGCAAGAAAAACTGCGGGACTCCATAGCTATCACGAGTGTATATTGTCGATTCACGAGGTGAACCTTTAGTGTTTACAGAAAAATCGATTGGATCTACTGTGATATAATTAATTCCGGCACTGTTCACGACTTGCATGTGTTCTCTTAACGACAATGCATATGTTTCATCGGGAACATACTCGTTATTTAATTTAATAGATGGTATCAATTGATACACATCAACTATGGTTGTGGCTGATTTAGTTGGTTTTGTTTTATAACCAAGATAATTTGCCAATGCTAATATATTTTTACGTTCACTTGCATAATTAATTAAACTTTCTTTTAATTGATAATCACCATAATAAGAAAGCACATCACCAACATATGCTGCTTGTTCAATAAACATTGTACCCGGAGATGCTGCGCTAAAATCCTTATATGAGTTAGGAAAATATGTCTGTGCATATTGTAATAAAGCATCTTTAAAAGAATTAAAATCTTTATTTATGTATTTTAAATCCTTCTTACTGGTATTAAACTGTTTTTGTATGATATCTGACATAATAATTATACATTATTAGAGGTAAATTCAAGTGCAATCGTTGAACTCACTTGATTAACTCTAAATATTATTTTAATATATACTTTATAAGTATCTGTTAATGTGTTTTTTTCATCTTCTGATATCTCTAAATCTATATTTTCTACAACCACACCCGGAATCCACATGTTAATTTTCTTTTCGATTATCTTTTTAATTAAATCAGGTGTATCTTTTAAATTTTGTTCAAATAATGCTTCTTGCAAACCTCCGGAAAATTGTGGTTGCATTCTACGTTCACCGCTGTTTGTTCTTAATAAATTTATAATATTAGACTTTATTTGAGTCATCGTATCATACGATTGATCAAAATAACCATTGTTTCCACGGGTTATAGGTAATATTATTCCAATTGGATTCATATATTAATCAATTGTTGAAAAATCATTAGGAACTCCATCATCAATACTAAGTCCACCCATTGATGCTCCAAACGGACCTTGCTTTTTCTTATTATCAACTGCTTTCATAAGTTTACGATAATCTTTAAATACTCCTAATTTCGCCTGTGCTTTTGTTTCCTCATTTATAATTGCAGGTTGTTGTGGGGTATTAATATTTAAATTAGCAGATTGTAACTTATTAAAATTAGGTATTGGTGCTCCATATGATTGCTCTTGTGGCACACCACCTTCAGTTTCATTCAATATATCATTTAATATAGTATTACTTGTATATGTTTTTTTCTGTTTAACAACTGGTTTAATAGGAGCGTGCTGTGTAGTATTTCCTTCTAGATCATTTGATAATTTATCAAAAAACGAATTCTTTTCTGCGATCACAGGAACATTTTTGATTCGTTCATTGAACGCTTCTGTCATGATTTTAGGAACTAATACAGGCAATAGCTTTGTAACTTCCTCTTTTACAATTGCTCGTATAATACTTTTAAATTGATCCGGTTTCATAATATATAATAACTATCATTTACAATACAAAATTATTTATTTAATTTTCTGCTATTTTGCCCATGAAATCCACCCGGCACCCCATTTCCGGTTATTGTATTTATTTGTGTTGGGCTTACTTTACTATCTGTGTTTGTTGGGGATACACCATTTGCACCGGTTGCGTAACCTCCACCAGTTAAAAATACACGTCTACTTAATAAAGACTCTAATCTAGATTGTAATAGCTCTAACTGTACTAATTGTACTGGTTTTTGTGTTTTATTTGGTTCCGCATTGCCGCCACCACGAGGATGACTATGTTCATGCCAATGAATGTGTGTTTTAAGCCATTCACATAAATCGTATAACCAATCTACAGTTGTTTGACCTAATAATGCAGGTTCATTTGTTTCGTCATATTGACCTAAATAAATAACAGGACTGTTAATAACTGTTTTTGTGTTCGTAGTTATAACGATTTGATCATGTGCATCTACTGTGTATTCACTATCAGTAACTATACCATATCTCTTTTTACTATAATGCAAAGTTTCTCCAAATCGACTACTATAAATTAATCGATCCGACTGTATTACTATTTGATCTCCATCTAATTTAGGTTTTGAAAAATCAGTAGATCCTACTGGAGAAAATTTTGATTGTTCTTCATTAATATCTTTACAAAAAATTGTTTTGTATACAGTAGTTTTCCAGCTAGTTTCTGTTAAACCTGATGTTATATGAATGCTGCTACCATCATTATTAATATCTTCTTCTATTATACCACCAGCATTTTTTTCTAAATTTGATATTTTTGGTATTGGATTCAATAACGGATGTAACTGCTCATCTGTTTTTTCATTTCCCAATGGACGTTGACGATTTCTGATTAAAATCATTGGATTACCACTTCCCTTATAATCAGAATATCGTATATCTCCTATATCATGCTTACGTATTGAATCATATGAGGAAAATCTAATAGATTGTCCATGACGACTTTCTATAGTAGTATCTCCTTCGAATTTTCTAACAGATCTAATTTTATTATTTGCTAAAAAATATGCACCTAATACACCTTTATTGTTTGATGTTTTAACACTTACTGGTCCTGTGTATGATTCTGGTCCTTTAATAGGAATAAAGTTTTTTGTATTATTTCCAAAATCTACTGTTCTATTCCCAGCAGTATTACCTTCGGTTTTTTCTATATTAAAATTTGCATTGTTATTTACAAATCCATTTATATTTAATTTTCTAAAATAATACCACTCATTTCTATATTTTGCTAATAAAACAACTTCATTTAATACAGGATATTCTATTAATCCAGTAGAATACGCAGGTTTTGCCCATGATAATTTTTCTTTTGGTAAACTTATTTGAGAATTTAACATTCTAAAACATACTCGTCCTATATAAGTATAGTTTTTATCATTCGGATTTGCTGGTTGATCTTTATAATTATCAGGCCATTCTTGTGCTACTAAATTTTTGATTTCAGGGTGATTTTCGTCATGGATAATATCCAGTACAACCGCTTCTTCGATTTCATAAAATTCAGATAATGGAGATGAAGATTCATTGCTTTTGAATCCACCTTCATGGAGGCGTGACGTATTTCCGATTGCATTTTTAATATTCCAATATGACATTGTATACCTTATTTTGTATCTTTGATATCTTTAACAATAGAATTTGCTTCATCCATTAATTTTTTCTTTTCTTCTTCGGTCAATCCAAAACCACCCTCTTCATCGCTTGATTTATTTGAAACTAATCTTTGAACAATTGCTGCAAGTTTGATTAATTGTTCATCGTTTTTTACAGTGACATCTAAATATTCTCTTATTAATGGTATTATTATAATAGCATCATTTGGTGTTTTAACCATTGCACGTAAATCATCTATCATTTTTTCAATAGTATCATTACGAGCTTCACTATTAACAACAATATCCTTTAACAAAGCTGAAAACTTTTTACCTTTATAAATTTCAAATTCAAGATCCATAAGTATAAATATCAATATTTGTAAATATTATTTTGTAATATTCCATTATTTACGTAACATTTTGTTATATTAGATTGATATAATTTCATTTTATTAATAACTTTGGTTATTTGTTGTGTTTTACATGAACTAATATCTCTTATATACAAGTATAATGCTTTTTTATTAAAAGCATCAATTCGATGACTATTACGAAATAATTCAATGACTGCATTTGCAATATTTAAATCTTTTTGTTTAGTAAATATTTTTCCGACATGTTTCTCCCAATATACAATCATCATTTTCATGAACTCATGCATTTCTGTATTTTTGTAATATGCATCTTCTACTTGTAAGCATACGGTAGATTCACTTGGTGTATCACTTATATCTACATTCTGATTGAATCGTTTATAATTATTGTTATTATGAAATATTAAATAATGCTTTGCTATTATACTAAAGTAACTAAACGCTTTGCCTTTTCCTGCTTGAAATTTATTTATATTTGCAACTAAATGAGCCACAGTTTCTTTTTGAATTTCTGCGGGAGATGTTTCAAAATATACAAATTTAAAGGTATTAAATATATTTTCTACAAGTTTTTCAAAAGCATATTTAATATGCGTTTCGTATAGGAAATTTCTACGATCCATATTTTCTTCTAAATTATATTCAACAATATAATTTTCAGTGTCTTGAGTAAAATACATTACCGGCGTTTTTTTTACAATGGGTTCTTTTACAATGGGTTCTTTTACAATGGGTTCTTTTAAAATTACAGGTTCACTTTCTTTTATATGCGAAGTAAAAATAATTTTAGGAACCTGTAATTTTTTCACAGATTCCTTCTTCTTTGCTTTTTTAAGTTTTTCCTTTTTTTTAAGTTTTTCCTTTTTTTTGATTTTTGGAATTATTTTATGCTTTTTGCTTGCTTTTTTTGTTAACTTTATGTGTTTAATACTCTTTCTTTTTTTGATCATATTTTTGATTTTAATTTTACTATTAACTCAACAATACTTTGAAATACAAAGCCAACATCATCATCCTTTTCAAATAATTGTCTATCATCTACTATTTTTAGTTGATTATAAGTGTCATCTACATGTTTTTTAATCTCATTAAACCACGTGCTATATTCTTCTATTTTATCAATAGATTTATATAAATAAACACCAAAATAAATGTTAAGTAAAACAGATATAAGTAAGAATATACTTAATCCTATAATTGTCAATATCATATATAATTATATTTAATCTTCCCCATCATTAACATATTCGTCGCTAAACTCCAACAAATAGTCGATTGATTCTGTTACTAGATCCCAATCCTCTTGTTTAATCGATTGTCTTAATAATGCTAATATTTCTTTGATATCTGATTGTTCCATATTCATAAATTATTTATTAGAAACTGATATCTATATAGGTCAATATAATACAAAAATACAAAAAAAGATTAAATATATTTTTTACAATTAAATAGTTGATGTATTATGTTTTTAATATAATATCACCGATTGTCTTTTCTTTAAAATTAATACCAGAATAACTTTCATAATCTTTTACAGTACGACACGTTCCAAATGAATACTTATCAATCTGTTTGTTTGATATTTTAGATTCAAATAATTCATTATGTCTTTTATTTGATATTGCATCAGATTCCCACCAAGGATATAATGAATTATTAGTATTATCACCCCAGTGAGTATGTCTATATTTTCTATTGTATTGATGCCATGCTATTATTTTATTTGGTGTATACAAATCATATCCATGTGTATACGCACGTACTGTTAAATTAGTTTCTTCTCCATAAAAATAATACGTAGGATCATGTGGAACTAAGTTACACAAATCTCCATTTGAAAATGCAAAATGTGCGCTATAAAATCTAGAAGGGATTGGACTTTTTAATATTTCTGTGTTTTTTATTAGATCTGGTACAAAAAATAACGGACCTTCATCTAAAAACCGGTCTACTTTAATTTGCCAAATTTCATTAATATATTTATCTGTAAGAGCATCAAAGTTAGGTAAATACGTGGTAATTAATGGTAATTCACTACCTAAATTTTTACACTCGGAATACATATTCAATAAAATTGAATCCCATCCTTTAACAAATCGATGATGTGAATCTAATTGTAATGTGTATTCTTCATTATTGTATTTAGATTGGATTAAATTTCTTGCCCAACATACACCTTTGCTATCAACATAGGGAATGTCTATGTATTCAATTAAATGCTTTATTGGAATTAATGATTCATAATCATCATGTTGCCATGCAACAACAATACGTAGCTCTTTTGGATTATCAGCTTTTTCAACTAAATCCAAAACAGTCGGTATTAATTCTGGATCTCTATAACTTGCGATCTGAACAAATATCATGCTAAACTAGATGAACGTAATTTTCCGTTTGAACTTCTAGCAAACAAAAACATAATACCAGCATCCTCGATAACAGCAAAGCTACCACTTGCTAATGAACTTGTATATCCATAATTAGAGCTAGATATTACATTATATCCAGTTGAATACACTTGTCCACTACTACTTACACAAAATGTAGTATTAATTATAGATCCACTTCCATATTTAACTTCAACTGCTTTATGAATATGATTTGTTTGTGGGTTAGATGCACTACTTCCGCTGTAAGCATAAATTAGCAATCTAGATTCGGTATTCATTGAACTACCTGTTTCTAATGAAACTAATCCTGCTCCAATTGTAACAGTGCCATCATTTGATACACTTTGAACTCCTGCTTTTGGCCACAAATATATACCATTTGAAATAATTTCAATTACACGAATAATACCAAATGGATCTGGTGTTTGTACTTGTTTAGCAGTTAATTGGTTTGAAGATGATACTGTATATAATGCAAATCCACCACGTGAAAATGAACCAGCCGAATCAGCACCAACAGAAAACGTCCATAAATCTGATGAAGTATAATAACTTTGAAGAGATATATTAGCGTTATAAGTTCCCTTGGAAGTTATATTTGGTTGGCCGCCTTGTGCGATAATATTAACTGAATTATATATATACGAATTTAACGAACCTGTATAATATATACTTGAATTTCCGAGTAATTTATTTCCAGTCCAAATAGGAAGATAATTAACCGTTCCATTACCAAGTATAAAATTTGCACTACCACTTACATAACTAGCAGTTACTGCATAACTTGAACTAAGTACACTTCCACTAACATTAGATCCATTTATATAACTCGATGTAATTGCATTTAATGCAACACTACTTGTTCCGAAATGACTTCCACTAAAACTTCCACTAAAACTTCCAGTGCTTGTAAAAGTTTTTATTTGATCTAAAGTAGCTTTGTATGTAAATAAACTACTACTTTGATCCACCGGTAAAAAATCACTACCAACTAAGGCCGATGGAAATGAGGTTAATTGACTTATTTTAATTTGAGTTGACATATATTATTTCCATACTCTGAATTTAATTTTCCATTTTGTAACATCAAATGCGTCTCGTCCACCTGTTTTAGATGTTCCATAAACTCCACCAGACCAAGACGAAAATGAACATCCAACTTGTGATGAATTTGTCCATACTTGTGTAATTGGTCTTTCATCATCCGCTCCACCCGAATCATCGTGTAGTTGTTCTACACTTATCTCATCATTTACTATATAACCCATATCAGGTACATTACAGATTAATGTAGCTCTTACTAAAGAAGGTGTTGTTGCAAATGAATGATCAAAATAATAATATGAATTATCGTATGTGTCTACAGAATTTGGACTTATAGATGACGTAAAATTATTTGAATTAAGTCCACCTAAGCTTAATTCACCCGAAAATGAAGTTGCGTGTGATGCAGTTACTGCATAACTTGCGCTTGTGCATGAAAATGCATTTGTAGAAAAACTAGCACTAACAGTATTTAATGCGACACTACTTGTTCCTAATAAACTCGATGTTATAGAAGTTGATATGATTTGTCCTGTTATTGTTAACGTGGGTGTAGATCCAATTATAGAGGGAGTAAATATAAATGTAGAATCACCATTAAATGATCCTGCGGGAGAATTAAATTGAACCGATCCTTCTACACCACCGGCTGCACTGTTTAAATTAGCAGCTATAATTAATACATCGGAATCTGATGAATCCGAGCTAATAGTTACATTACTTCCCGGCGCTAGTTTTTTAAAATCGAAATTGACTCCTGTTTTTTGTTTATATAAGCCATATCCATATGATCCTACATTTGAAACCGTGTTTGTTTCACCTGCATTAGATGCTGATATTGAATTTAATGCCCAACTACTTGTACCATTAAGACTTCCAGTTACAGAACCTATTAAACTTCCAGTAAAACTTCCAGTATATGCTGCTCCTGCGGTCATTGCATATCTACCAAATTCTAATGCCGTTATTTTTTTTGTTTCCTGATTTGTAATATCTGTAATATATAATAAATCCACACCGCTTCTTGCAGTTATTTCAGAAGCGGTATAAGATCTTAAATCAGTAATTTTCTTGCTAGACATAGACTATAATATATATAAATATATCAATTTATAATTTATTTAATTTTTTAATGATGAATTTTACAAGTTCGCTTCGAACTATGTCGTTTTCATCAAATTCAAATGTATGAATGCCATTTTCTTTACTTTCTAGATCACTAAATATATTTTTTACTTTGACAAATCCACTTTTAGTACCAATATCTGCTTGATCTGGATCTCCAATGATAAAAACTTTACTAAATTCACCCACTCGGGTAATTAATGTAATTAGCTCTTTCTGAGTCATATTTTGACATTCATCAGCAACTATACATTTAGCATTCCAATTTAACCCTCTTAAAAAGCCTATTGGAATACTTGATATTCTCCCATCTTTTTCCAACATATCAATCTCAGATTTAGGAAGTAATTCTGTTAATTTTTCCAATAATGGTTGAATATATGGACTCATTTTATCATCTATTTCACCCGGTAAAAATCCAATTTTACTATCACTACTTTCAACTGCACTTCTTAAATAAATTAAATCACTTACCTTTTTTAAATTCATCAATTGTAATGCAGCCATTATACTTATATAAGTTTTACTTGTACCTGCTGGACCACTAATGAACATTAATTTTGTATTTTTATCCATTGCGAGATTTAAAAACTGCTTTTGTTTATCTGTTAAATCTCGTTTTGTAATATTTAATTCATTTTTGATTTTTGATTTTTGAGGAATTAATGGACTTGTATCTTGCGATTTATTTTTTTTCATGAGAAGTTAATTTATATGTAACAGTATTTAATTTAGTTTCTATTTTTTTAACTCTAGTGCATAATTCATATTTCTCGGTGGAAATATAATAATTATACACATTTTCTAAATTTTGTTTAAAGGTATCATATGATAATGCAATTACAAAATCAGAACCTTTAAATTTAAAGACTTCAACAGTGTCAAGATTTTTTTGTAACGCATATTCAATAGAATCTAAAACTTGTTCGGTCATATCAGTTTTATGAGATTCCAAAAAAACATCCATTTCAGAAAACCCCGATGGCAATATATAGGGTTTATATGCTATCTTTAATGATTTTTTCGCCATACTCAAATAAGTATATCAAAGATAAATACAAAAACAAAAAAACGTCATTAAATATAAAATTTTAATGACGTTCTATTTAGTATTCTAAATATATTTAGTATGTTTTATGTTTTTTCTCGTTGTACTCTTCTACTAAGATACGACTTCCATCTGGCCATTTGTTTACAATATTTAACCAATGCGTAACTTCTTCATTCGCATCATTAATTTGATCGTACTCCTGTTCACTTACTCTTATTCCGTTTCTGGTTACGACATATTTCTTTGTAGAAGAAACACCCACATTATATTTTGACATATATTATTTATTTTATTTATTTTTCTAATGTTTATTATTTGGTTTTATAAAACATGATCTATGATAACCACTCATAGATCAACAATTGTTATATAGTAGCTATTCTATATTTATCCTTTTTTGTTGGATGTAAAGCAACACTATCATATCCATGATATTGAATCTGATCATATTCTGTATTATATACTTTTATTCCACCACGAGGAAAATGGGGAACGCCAGCTTCAATATATTTTATGAGATATATTTTATAAAAAATCGGATATTTGGCTACAATCACTCTAGAACCAACTTCAGTAAATGAATCAATTTTATATTCTTTCGGAATTGTATAATATACACTATAATCAACCGATGACGGTGGATAACTACGTTGCACAACTCGAAATTTATCTTGAATTTCAACTGCTTCTTCTTCCTCTGAAATTTTCTTTTCCTTTTTTGGTTTAGATGAAATTTCTTTAGAAGAATCTACTAAATTTAATTTTGATTTAATGATTTTTTTCAAATCATCCGATTTTTTAGGTCTTCCCATATTATTTCATGAGTAATAATTTAGTACCTTGTACAAGGTTTCTGTTCGGAGCAGTATTTTGAATAAATATATCATATTCATGATGATCTACCGGAGATATTTTTACATCTACGGTTGGAAGTTTTAACATATCTCTTACTTTTGATCCATAATAAATTTTACCATTTAATTTATTTTGAATACATATTTGTTTAAATGCTTGAACAGTTTCGGGTTTTGATAATTGATAATATGCGCTTCCTTTTCGATATTGCTTTTTAGTCCAACTCTCAATGAATGGTTTAATTACACAATTAGAGTTTACTGAATATAAATCATATTGAGCTACATCTAACTCTGTGAGATTGTTTGTTACAGTCGTTTCATTCAATGCACTTACATCTAAATTAAAAATGTTCTTAGTACTTTTAATTCCTTTACTTCGTGCAGTCATGAAGTTATCAGTGGCTTTCTTTAATTTCTCACCAACTTTTTCAATACCTACAGAGGTTGTATCCCATACTTGAATATTATTTGCTGGAAATCCAAATTTCTTAGCTTCAAAAACGCTTGATTGTGTGGGAACTAATACAGCAACAGTCCAATTATCTTTACTTTTATTTATTTTATTAGAAAGAATATTGGGTGATTGATTCGATGCATTTTCTTCACCATCAGTAATAACATATACTAAAAATGCATGATCTCCATATTTTTGGGGAGTTTCTTCAAGATCATTAAGAGCTTGTAATGTACCATCTATTAATGCAGTATTTCCATTTGGAGAATAATGTGATTTTAAACTTGGTAATCGTAAAACATCTTTATCATAAATATTACAACTTACTTTATCATTGAAAAAGTAAACGGTAACTCGGGTTTCTTGATCTAATTCTTTACTTCGCTGTGCGAGATGTTTAATCTGTGAATCGAATACTTTTACTACATCCGTTTTAAGAGACAACATTGAAGTGGAACTGTCTATCACAAATACAATGTGATTAATATAATTTTGATTATTCATAAGTTTTAATTTTTAATTTGTTAAGTATATGCATACTTTTTACCGCATGCATACTAATATATAGTATCTCAAAACAGATTTCAACTTATTTTATCTGTGTTGTTTTAAATATTTTTCCAGAGGTTGTGTAATGTGCCCGGTATATGTTAGTGACAATATAATTGATTGATAGTGTGTTAGTTACATAATGTTCATATTCAATGTAATCATTTGTAATACTAATCACATTAC